TTATTTTTTTACAACAGCAAAGAAATCAGAATCATCCGTAAACTCTTGAGTTGACGTTGGAATTACAACACTAGTAAATGGTATTGCTGTAAAAACAACTCTTGTTTGCCATTCAGATATCTTCATCTTTCCTTTATTTCCAGAAATTGAAGCTCCCGTTGGCAAAGATAACTCATATCTGACTTCTAGCTTAGTTTTATCAAATGTATATAATAATACCCAAGTTTGATGACGATCAATTGTCGTGACCGTTGGAGTTTCTTCAAATAAATTATAGTTTTGACCTACATACCCTTGTGTAACATGTCCTTTTGCATTTCTTGTTTTAGGTTCTTCACCTGAAATTAAACCAGTATTTTCATCACCACTTGTAACTACAACACTAATTCCTAAATCAGAATTAACTAGCATTGGAATTCCATTTTGCTGAACAGCTTTCCAACCTTCCCCCTGATCAATGACTGATGAGCGAAACATTGATACTATTTCTTCCCAAGCTCGGGAACCACCAGCAGTTACAGGGTGAAATTTATTCACTCCTTTATAAAAAAGAAGGCCACTCTGTATTGAGTCTCTAAATATTTCAGGCTTAATACCTAAGGTTGATGTCAAATCAACCGTTGATTCCTGAAAGTCATGGACTTGGATAACATTACTATTCATCTTACTACCTTAATATTATTAATTCGTTCAGCTGCAACACTGTATTTCCTATTTTACCCTACTTTCGTAGGTCAAAACAAGAAGTAACTACTGTTTTAATTATCTAACTAATTTTCTTATAGCCAAACTCAATCCCACCCGTTAACTGCTGCATACAACTTCGAGTTAAATAATACTTCTCGGCCAGCCTCTTCAACAACGAACTTGCCCAGCTTGATGACAAACCGCATCTATCCGCAATCTGTGACGGCGTCACCTCTTCACCCTCTTTAATCGAATGCAGAACAATTAACTGTGTCTTGCTCAATTTAAGCAGTCCAACTTGGTGTGGAACTGAACGTGCGCATTTCAATAAATTTTCTGAAATATGCTCATTTTTAGCTAAATTTGCCATGATTTTACTACCCTCTGTAATTAACAATGAGAATTGAACTTTCGATTTGATTTTAATGATCTTTTAAACGATCTCTTAAGCAACTAGATCAGCACTAAAACAGTGGTGACAGCAATTATTTAGCCATTGATGGTAGGTATTTAGGGCTTCTTTCTTCTTAATTTCCAAATGAGTGTGAATATAGGCTTGATCGAGCTTATCTTTCGCATGATTCAATAATGTCTCTGCAACCATGTAATCAACACCTAAATCAGCCCATACCGTTCTGGCCACCTTTCGTAAGTCATGAGCTGACCATTCTTTATTACTCACCGCTCTCACTAATTCAGACGCTCTCACTGAATGGATTGGGTGTAAATCTCGCTTGTTTAAAGGAAATACATTATTGATGGCGTAGTTATGCTTTGTTTGCCACTGTTTAAACTCACTCAGTAAAGCCACCATGTCATTAGATAACGGATAAACGATCTCTTTTTTCGATTTTGTATTCTCTTTAGGGATAATCCATCTCTTTTGTTTAAGGTTGATATGCCTCCATTTCGCAAGACGTGTTTCACCTAACCGCGTGCCATGGCAAAGCATCATTGAACAGAGAACGCGCTCAATAGGATTGGCTTTAATAATTTTAGAAAGCAGTTCTGGCACATCATCAGGCTTTAAACGTGATCCTTTTACATCAATTCGCTTAGTGACAAAGTCCGTGAACTTCATTTCATCCATTGGGTTAAACGTTAAGTAATTAAGCTTTTTAGCTCGCGTAAAACACACTTTGAGTAATTGAAAGATGGTTCTGATATAGCTATTTGCAAAACAGGATTTCAGTAATGGTTTGATTAGAAGCTCATCCACACTTTTATGCGTTAACTCTCGAATAGGTAAGCAATGCAAATTAGACATAAGATGATTGTCTGCCATCGACTTAATGCCCGTGATACGATTTTTAGACGCGTTCCTAGTTTGGTACTCACGCTCTACATACCAACACACCACCTCATCAACCGTTGAGAACAAATTACCTGATACTGGCTTTCCTGTTGTCAGCTCAACAATAAACGCATTAAGCACTTCAAATGCACCTTTGGCGTTTAAATCTGGATATTTACCAATACGATAGCTCTTTTGTTTGCCGTCTTTGTATTCATAATAAATCCAACTTCCCTGCTCTCGATTCTGTTTAAAGCGCAAATACAACGAATAACGCTCATCTTTAAGCTGTCTTACTTGGCTATCACGACTGTATTTCTTGATTTGAGCTTCTGATATTTTGCATCGCACCGTGGTTTGAAACAGTGCATTTTGATTCATTGTGATCATCATTCCCCCAATAATGTGGCTTGCAATGTCATTCGTGTAGCTTGTTTTCCGGCTCCACTGAGACTGACCGAATCAATGGAATACGTCCCTTGAGCCACACTTGGAAATGAACCATCCAAAATCACATGACCTTCCGCAAAAGCCGTGGCAATAGCTGGTGCTTGAATGGTGACTTTGCGGCCTTGTCTTTGTATTTTTCTAAGCTCGGCATGACACGCTTGATCGGCTTCTTGCTGATTGTTCTTATCCTGGCCTAGACGTTTAAACGGTGCGGTCCCAATACTGACTTCTTTTCTTGAACTGTCCGTTGGATCCAAATAGAACGCCTTAACCCCTGAGAAATCATTGCGACCATCCAAGTCACCCGAGACATTCACAAAGTTTGAGTTAAGGGCTTTGTTTTCATCAGGAAGTGACAACGTAATGGATTGGATCTCTTTACCGCTTGACGTTGAACGTTGGCCAATTGGCACAAACACAAAGCGCTCTTCCACCGGCTTTGCAATCGCATCATAACGTTTTGCCAATTTACGCAGAAAAGGCAACGTGCTTTCATCGAGTCTATGTAAACTCTCGATTTCAATTTTTTGTAATTCAGGTGCGACAAAAGGAATGAATCCATGTGGAGAAACACAATCGGATACCACTTGGCCTAGCGTTGCTTTGTTCCAGCTCATGCTCTTTCTTTCTCTAAAGCCTGAGTTATCTTTGATTGAGAATGGTGACACTGTCATGGTGATAGTGATGGTTCTTGGCTCTACTGAGAATTGACGGCCTGAGATTTGGAACACGCCACGATTTACTTCATCAAGATAGACGGTGTACTTCTCGCCCTTTGGCGGTAATCCATCAATGTCTGACGAGTGAATGACTAACTTTAGATCATCACCATCGATGCCGTTCTCATCACGCAGCGTCCAGCTTTGCAGTAAAGAGAGCATCATTTCACTGTGTTTGCCTTTGAGTTCTAGTCCCATGAGCGGTTTACCTCTTTGATATTTTGTTTAAAACTGACTTCAGGAATGGTGACAATGGTTTCTTCCATAAAAAAATCCCCACGAACGTGAGGATTTAATTGATAGAAGTCGGCTTCTAATTGGTCATCATCTTGACCTGTATGTTTAAAAAGGATATCCGTAATGAGATCCCCTTTATGTACGGTGACTTTCATCGGTACTCCAATAACTCAAGAGTGACATCGGTAACTTGCGCCGAGCCGTTATGCACCAATTCTGATTTCCCTTCATTGATACTTTTAATGGTCCATTGACCTAGATTTACCCCTCCGCCATTGCTGACTTGTTGTGGCTCATCGACCATTTGGCGTAAACGCTCCACATTATCTTCTGCGGTTTGGCGCAACCATTTGGCCGTAATAGAAAGGGTTTCAAGGGATTTTCCTGTGGGTGATGACATCGCACCATCAACCAGACTTATTTCAGTAAAGCGGCCTGTTGTGACACGGTTCATTTTCATAATGGGGGTTTTATCCCCCACCGAAAATACAAACTCACCAATAACAAGGTGATGCATGTATGGCTCCTTATCCTCTGTCTATTCCGGCATAATTAAAGCGTGATTCAATTGAATGACCGCCCATGAGATAACTAAATTGTTGCTGCATTTGCTCTGTCACTTGCTTGGCTATGACCATTTCATCTTGGCCTTTGGATGGAGTTATGTTGATTTGTGGTGCAAAGTGAACGGCTGAGTTCTTTTCCTGCAGTGCTTCTTTGTTGGCTTTCTCTTCGACCTTTTGGCTGACTTCATCGGATGAGGCAAGTTTGCTACCAAACCAACCCCCGAGCATTTCGCCGCCCATGTCCCCAATCATTGAACCAGCAAGACCACCAAGCATGGTGCCAATGCCTGGCAAAATCATGGTTCCAATCGCAGCCCCTAACGATGCGCCTCCCATGCCACCGGCTAAACTGCCAAGTGAGCTGCCTGCACCTTCCATATCTCCTTCAGATAATGATTGCACTGCATCCACACCACTGATGGCCATGTTTAATGGTCGCAATACTTTAGCAAGACCAAATCGCCCTGCAGACTGCGCCGCATCAGCCCCCATATCAATGGCATCTTGCGCCATCGCCATGCCTGGTAAACTGGCAATTGCTCCACCAGCCAAGGCTAATGGAATGCCTCTTTTTGAATGAGAAAATGAACCAGCAATACGAGACAATGGATTTCTAGATTTTGAACGACGTCTAGCCCGTTTACCTGAACCACTGCGTGATACTCTTGAGCCGCCAGAGCGTCTAAGCTCTTGGTTTAAGCCTTTAAATGCCTTAGTCGCATAAGACGCCGCCTTGCCACTTTCTTGGGTTTCTCGGTTTAATCCTTTTTTAAACAGTCGTGTTTTATCAACCGTATTACCAAAAAGTAATGATGCGGCTTTTCCTGCAATTAATGCGGTTTTAAACGCTAAGATTGCCCCAATACCGCCCATTATCACCGGCACAAGCACATCACTTTCTTGTGCAAATGCGGTAACGCCATCAACCACAGCACCTAGTGGGGTTAATACCCAATTCAGTCCTGGTAATAACTTCTCACCCAGCACCACCGCCAACGCATTGAGTTTATTTACAAACTGTTTAATGCCATTTTCAGTGGTGTTCACACGCGCATCGTATTCATCTTGCAGTGATTGAACGTGTACTTCTTGGCTTTCATTAGCGAGTTTTAAAATGTCCGTGAAGTTTTTGGTGTTGCCGGCTAATGCAGCCACCGCACCTTTGGCCTCTTCCCCAAAGATTTGAGAAATGAGTGCACTTTGCTCTTCAAGTGGCGCGTTCTTTAGAGCATCAAGCACTTCCAACAAGGTTCCTGATGCATCAGTTTGCATATCAGCGGCTAACGAGCCAGAATCAAACCCCAATGAGCTTAATGCTTTTTGTTGATTACCACTGGCCACATCACCTAGCGTCAAACGTCCTGAAATGTTTTTTAGAGCGGTTGCAGCTCGCTCTTCATTCATACCCGTAGAAAGCAGTGAAGCCGCTAATGCTGCGGATTCATTAACTTTAAAACCACCCGTTTTGGCAGTTGCTCCTTCACGCGCCATGACTGAAGCAATATCTTTGGCCTTTGCGTTGGAGTTATTCGAGAGATAATTTGAAAGACCAGCTAAGCCTACCGCCCCTTTTTGATCTAACCCCATCGAGGCTTTAAAAGTAGCGAGCGTTTCACCGGCTTCACCTGCCTCCATATCAAACGCCACACCCATCTTGGCGGAATCAATCACAAACGCTTTGAGCTTTTCATGATCCTTAATGCCACTTTGACCACCAGCCGCCAACATGGCGTTGATTTCAGTGGCAGACATCGGCATATTACCCGACTCTTTTAATGACCACTCTCTTAATGCTTTCATTTTGGCGGCATCTTGAGGATCATTTTTATCAGAAAGCACCTTCTTCACATCTGCAAAAGAGGATTCATTCTTGATAGCCGCATACATGGTGCCGGCAATCGGAGCGGCAGCCATCGCAAGACCAGAGGCTTGGCTCTGTAACTCTCCAAGTTTGGCGTTTCGTTTATCTATTCGGCTTTGAATAAAATTGAGCTCTTTGAGTTGTCGCCCTTGTTTTTCTAACGCGCCGGTGGCTCGCTCACTGGCGGTTTTTAATCGTTGTTGCTCATCAGATAACTTATCAGTATTAAGGCCAGCGCCTTTCAATTCACTCTGCAGTTTTCTAAGCTTGGCCGACTGGGTATCACTGCTTGAGGAATAACGATCTATCTGTTTCTTGGCTTGATATTGGGATGAGCGTAGTTTGTTGGTGTGAATGGCGTTGCTGGCCATCTCATCAGAGAGCTTTTCAAGCCGAAGCTCTGTTTTTGCAATCTCAACACCTAACGATTTGGTTTCAGATTGAGAAAGATTAAACGCTGTGGGATCGGCTAATTTCTTATGAAGCAAACCCAGTGATTGTTCAGTGCTTTTATAGCTTTCAGCCAGAGTTCGGTTTTTCTTCTGGCTGTCGCTAAGATCTGCGCCAAGTCCTGATAATTTCACCTTTGATGCATCAAGTTTGGCGTTCACTTTTTGTAGTGATTGCTCTGTGGCTTGATAGCCTTCGACCTTTTTTAAGTCTCGGTTTAAGGCGGCCACATCATTGCGTTGTTGCTCAAGCGTATTATTTAACTTTTCAGTGGCTTTGGTGGTTGATACCACATCCCCCAAGCCTTTGGTTGTTACATCAAGCAGTAAGGACACTTTGCTTTTTTGATTGCTCATCGCTTCTTAATCCCCAGCTTAGTTAAAATCAGCTCGTATCGATGCACCGCTAAATCCTGCCGCCATTCCTTTAATTCGGTTTCGGAGGTGTTGCGGTACATCGGGATCACATCAATTAAGTTTTCGACGTCGTCACTTGAAAGTAAGCCGCCGACTGTAGAAAAAAATCACCTACCTTCGGTTTAATCGTTAAGTAATCATTTACCGACATTTTCTGCAGATCTTCTTTATCCAAATCACACACCACCTGGAACATGAAATCTTCACGCAATTGCTTTTCACTGATGTCCGTCAGCGCTTGTGAATGCTTCACTTTAGGTACCGTAAATTTGATGTGTTCAATCTTCTCACCCACTTCATTTTCAAAGGGGAAAAGTAAATCAAATTCATAGCAGTCGTTTGCCAGTTTTTTACCTTGAAGCTCATCACTGCCCGTTAAGATATACGCAGTACAATCATTGGCTAAGGTATTAAAATCGGGGGCGGTTAATTCTTCAAACTGCTCTTCTGTTAATACTGTCGTTTCAAGGATGACCGCTTTTTGTTGGTCAAACAGCTCTTTATCAGAGAGTTTGCCTTCTTTGTTGATGGATGGGAGTTTTCGAAACACTTCAAGTGTCATAGAAGAAATGCTCAGGGTATCGCTGTCATTTAAACGAAAAAATGGCAATGCAGAAGTCTTTTTCATAATTATCTCGATCAAAAAAAGGAGCCGAAGCCCCTATTAAAAATAATGTCACAATGTAGTTAAGCCGTTGCGCCGTATTGGCCCATAAGATCCACACCACCAATGGTGGTTTTTCCGGTTCGGGTATCAATGTCATACACCGTTTTACCGTTATCAATCAGCTTGTAAGATTTACAGGTACCTTCAATCGTACACACCGGCTTTTCTCCCATCTTCACTGTCTCTTGCTTAATTGAGCTAATGGTCGAATAGAGTGAGTATTGCGACTTATACCCACCATCGTTACTGTCTTTGCCTTTTTCCGTCACGTTAACTTGCGCTTCAGATAGAGCATAACGGCCCAAGGACATCACCAGATCTGCATGCTTACCACGAACCTTCATGGACCATTTAAGTAAATCCATACCCACAACGTCTTCACTTTGAACAAAGCTGCCTTCGTTCGCGGCGGTTTTAAACGTCACTTCCGGCGCACTAAATTCCACAATTTCATTCACCAATGGCACATCCTGCACCACTGCTGACAATCGTAATCGAACGCGATCAACCATTTACGACCTCCTCAAGCCATTGTTCAATCAATCCGTTATCCACGGACATTTCATACACCATGTGTTCATTCGGGCTATAACGACCATAATCCACACACAAGAACCAACGGCCTGAATTGTAGTTTTCAAGATTGTTTTTGCTTGGGTGCAAATAGGCACGAAAGACAGGAATAACCCCATCAGCCACTAAAGATTGACCCCAGTTGCTCAAACGCTCAACCACGCTATCCATGAACTCTTCAGTGAGCAATTTGCCCATGTAAGGCTGAGAGGTTTCTTCTAGTTTGCGCACCATCAGATCTTCTAAACCCACATGAGCCATAAAGCGCCCTGTATTGGTTCGATTACCAATGATAGATACGCCACCCATACGAGTTTTTGCCATGGTGGCCACACCGTGTTTGTTCAAGAAGTTGGCTTGCGTGGTCTTATCACCAATCTTGTAAGTGACTAAACGACAGGGCTCATCACACAACACGCCTTGGTTTTGCGGTGATTCATACCCTTCAACTGCGGCCATGGCAGAGATAAGAGCGATTGATGCTGGTAATACCGTTGGTAAGCCGTCATAGGTTTTAATAAACCATGGGTCGATAATGCTAAGCTTATCTTGCCCTGTTCCTTCTGCACCAAATTCACCGGCAAACTCTGCGGCTTCGGTATCGTTGGTGTTTGGTCCATCAACAATGGGACGACAATGAATATCACGCGCCACGGTGCAAAGCTTTTGAACAAACGGAATGGAATTAAAGCCTGGTGCGCCAATCAAGGTTGGTGTTTCAGGACAACCCTTAATTGAAAACAAGCCAGAAGTCGCGCCGGTGTTTTCATCCACACCACCAATTACATTGGTTTCGGTGGCTGGTTTATCGACACCTTCTTCAACCACAATCACATAGAACACCGCTCGAACATACCCCAGTAGATAACGCGCTAATAACGGCAACGTCCCTTCACTGGTGTTGGTGGTATCCAACATCATTTTGGCTTGTGGATAATCAAACAAACGCACCGGCTCATTGTAGGCAATACCTGCATGTTTATTTGGAGCAGTACCCACCAAGCACACTACATGCTGAGCCAATGGCCCCATACTTGGTAATGGCTCAATCGCAATGACTTCTGCGCCGTTTAATTCAAAATCCTGAATCGGGATCATTTCTGCCATTATTTCACCTCGGCTTTAGTAGGTTGAGCAACAAGCTTGGCAATCTTTCCATTTAGAAGAAGAAAGTTGGCTTGTCGTGGATGAAGACGAATGGTCTTTTCATTGAGCTGAACCCAACGTTTGGCCAATCGAAAAGGGGTTAGAATTTGATATTCAATTCGCCCATCGCTTTTGCTGTTTTTGTCCATAGGGTTTTCCTGTGGCTAGATAAAAGAAAACCCAGCGCAATGGCTGGGTTCTGAAGTGATTGGTTGATGTGATTAGCCTGGTACTAAGCCTGATAATTTAGGTCGGCCACATTCAGGGAAATCTTGTTGTTCAAGGTATTCATTTAAGAGAATGCGATCACCAAGGAGTGAATAATAATCATCTTCGGTGTAATTGGTTTTACGCAGCTCAGAATAGAGCTCTGGAATTTGCATATCTTGAGCATAAAACAGTAACTCAGCTTCAACATTAGTTAGCACATCTTGTTGCCAATGCATTTCAATGTTAATCCAATGAATGCGATAACGCGCTTTATCGTATTGCCATTGTTCAAGTTCTACATTCCATGAATCAAATTGCTCAGGCTCTAGTAAGGTATGAGTGTCAGGGATCGCACCGAGCTCTTCAACTTGATAATCCCCTTTTTCATCGTTATCACGATCTTTAGCAAACGCAATTTTCTCACGATGGTCTTCAAGCTGTTTCCATTGATTATTGACTAATCGAACCGCAAAGCCTTCCTTTGCTTTTGGTGGTTTAGTGAAAGAATGCTTATCTGGTAATGTGAAATTATAATCAGAAACAACAAACTCATTTGCCTCACTATCCCAGTAAAGTTCACCAAGTAAGATCCCAAATACTTTCCATTTACCATTCTCATAAGTAACAGTTTGAATTTCTTTATCGTATTTTGGCGGAACTTCTTTCACTGCCCATTCAGGGTAATCCCCATCAGGCATACCAATAACAAAAGCATCACCATTAGGAGCCCAAAACTCATACGCTGATTTATCTTCAACTTCTAACCAGATATTTAGTTGATGATCATACTTACCAATAACGCCACTGGTACTTGGCTCGTAAATGTTTTCAGTGCAGTCATCACCTAATGCAGTTCCTGCGGCAACATGCTCTTCACCATTACCTAGCCACCAACCATCAGGGTGAATTCGCGAAACTTGTAAAATGACCGATTTCTTTTGAATGTTGTTCATTATGCAAGCCTCACTATCCAGTTAACTTTACGGTGATTGATGGTGTTTTTAAGTGCACCAAATAGAGCAATCATTATGGTGTGAGCATGAGAACCAATGGAAATACTATGAGCATGATTTCCTGCTGCCGCTACAGGGTTATTAGATGAGGTATTATATCCTCGTTGTGTTTCACCACGTTCCATGTATAAACCAGAGCCACCGACACTACCTCTAGCCCATCGATAAGGATGTATATGATTGCCAGCGGTATTGCTTGTTTTTGTACCTAAGTTAGTAGAACTTACCGTTGAGTTTGGATGCCCATGCTCCTTAACCTGACCTTCTTCAAATAGCCCGACGGTTTCACCATCTTCTTTGCCAATAAAACCACAACCTCGCATATCTGGAATAATTCCATCGGGCCACATCTTTGCGAGCTTAGGGCATGCAATTAAATCAAATGGTTGATTTTTTCGGATTGCCCACCCTTCAGGTGCTATATCACTTTCCCAAGGTAATGAAATACCAACGGGACAAATCTTTGCAGCAAACCCTAACCATAATTTATCGATCAATCGCTGTGGTGTTAATGCTCGCCACAACTGTGGTAGCTTAACGTGCTTTTTCTCTTGGGAGCCTGAATCTATATCGGCATCGGTTGCTGCATTGTCTTTTCGTTCATATTGCTCATGGGCTTTATCAGCTTTAACATGATCATTAAAATCTTTAACGTGCACTTCAAAATCCGTGATCGGTGTATAGAGCACTGAATCATCTTGAGTAATGGTAATTAGCTCTGAATTATCGGTTCTAAAGTTCAGTCTAATTCGTGTGAGTTTCCCATCTGAATCTGCTGTTCCAGCAACATAATCACCGCGTGAACGGGCGTATGAGTAAAGAACGCCAGTGTCCGTCAAAGTACCTATTTCAAAATAGTTATAACCCGTATCAGGGATCGGAATATCCGCTTCAACACGATAAAAGCCATGTTCTGTATCTATCGCTTTTACAAAACAGACCGCTTCCGCTTTAGATTGTAATAACGCCGCTTGGTTTTGTGGTTGCTCATCATCTGGCAATAACCCAAGACCAATGACCACTTTTTCAATCGTAACCTTACGAGCTTCTTCTTTGGCCAGCGCTTCTTCATCAAGCCCTGCCAACGTAATGTAATTTAAATATCCTGTTCTCATGCGGCACCTATTTCTATAACAACACCGGTTTGAATGGTTGAGCCAATAAAGGCATGTGAATCAGCAGAGCGGATAAGGGCAATATCCACCGTGTCACGCTCTGATTTGTAGTTATCAATTCGAGAAGCCACTCTTGCTGTGGTTTCTTTATCGATAGGCAAATCTGATAAATAACCATCAATCTTTAACGAATACGCCAATGCCCCCTTTTTCATTTCCGTGGTGATATTCAACACACTCAAAGCTTGAGACAAACCAAAGCGTGTTCCTGCTTTTCGATGGATGGCAAAGGCTTGCTCTGTGGTTTCTCGCCGTTGTTTCATCGTGTCATTGGGTTGCCAGTCCAACACACCACGCTCAGAGGCAAGCAAGGACACAAATTCATCAGAGGTTAAAAGAGGTTGTTTCAATTCGGGATAAGGGTTTTCTGATGCACTTAATAAGCTGTGCCAGGCAAACTCCAATCCCTCTTCAATCAAGGTTCGGTTCTCAGGTTGAACCGACACAAACTCATTGGGCTTTAACATTAATGATCACCTCTGTGCAGTGCGGCGCTTCATCCCACAAACATAAAACATCGGTTGTGGGTTTGGTTATCTCGACACGCTTTGCCCCTAATGAATAAAAAACATGGCCAAGTTCAAGCCGCTCCACTCGCCCTTCAAGTAACTGACTTTTATCTGCAAAGTGTAATGCTGCGCTTTGGGCTTCTTCTTTTGAAATATCATTGACCGGATCACCTCCTGTGAATAAGGTTGCTTCAATCACATACGGTTTTAGCACACAGCTTTTCACTGTGACTTCATCCGTTTCTTGTGCAATATCATCACGATTTAAATAATCACTGGCGCGTTTAATCAATTCAGGGCTTGCCGTACCATCAGGGTTTTCACGACTGACCAACGCCACCTGAACTTGACCACTGTTTGGTATCAGCATTTTTGCTCTGGCATCTTTAACCTGCGCCGGTTGGCTCTCTTTTGGAAACTCAAAGCGCATCACTACCGCATCAAGCTCTGAGCTCACCGTCATGGTTGGCCGTTCATCCAAAGTCAGTGCATGAAAACGATAACCGGCACGAGTGCCTGTGGTGTGAAACATGTACGGCGCTAAGTCAAAACGTTGCAGCAAACTGTCATTGCTCTCCATCACTGCCGCTTTAGGTGGAAAAACATTAATGTCTTCAGGGATGAGTACTTGGCGTTTAAGCTGATACTGCGCCGCTAACAAATCCACCATATCGGTTTCAGTCACAAACTTTCGGAACATCTGCAGAGCCCAATAGTTCTGCTCACGAATTTCAGCCAATCGCTTTAGCATGAAGGCTTGCGTCACTTGCGCTAAGGTTTCCGCTTCATTACGAAACGCCTCTTCAAGTTGAACCGCCATTTCGGGGTTCGACTCTTGAACGTAATTAACCGCAAAGGCCACATAATCATCAAACAAGGCTTCAAACGACGGCTCTTTAAATGCATTAGGGATGGTCATAATTCACCTTCAAGTTTGAGTTGATTTCCTTTCCACTTGCCAATCACTTTAATGGAATAACCCGTCGCGGTTGGCTGGGCGATACATTGAGTGGCTTTAAACTCAGATAAGCCGTTTTGATGCTCAGTAAAGGCCGACAACGTAAGGTTTTGAATGATTAACGTAGTTTGTGGGGTTTGCAGCTTACCGAGACAACGTAATGCAGGATTACCCACTTTTCGTCGTTTCACTCGGCTTGATATTTCCGTGGTTAATATACGAATGAAGCGCCGTTTAAGCGCTTCAAATCCTGTCACTGTTTTGCCTGTCTTTGGGTCAATCCCTATCATGGTAGAAGCCCTTTTATCTCATCGGGTAATACATCGTTCATTACCGCCTTTGAACAAGGATTATCCCAAAGCATGGCAATGTTTTGAGCAATGGCTGAGGAGGTAATTTTGTTCTTTATCTCCGATGCTTTCGCCGTTTCCTTACTGAGCAAGGACGAGATCTCACCATCTGCCACCGACATATAATCACTCAGTGTTTTAAGTAACGTTTCAAACTCATCAAGTTCTATAACCCCACTCATAAAATCGGTAATAGCTTGAGATAAAGCACTGACTGATTCATCGACAACCGCAAAGGCCGCATCATTTTCACCTTGGATTGAACCAAATAGCTCAGAGGTATTTGAACAACTGCTAGGAATAGCATCACTCATCGCATCCAATCGGTTCACTTGCTGCGCCATCGAACTCATTTGAATGGCATTATCTGCCGTAGTCGCCATCGCGTTCACGCTGCCGGTGATATTGGTATTGGTGCTCGCAATGCTGTCTCTGACTGAGGTTAGCACCGCCAAATCAATGCCGAGTAAATCTAACGCTGGGTTATTTAACGCGGTTTCTAATGCCATTAATTGGTTGCTGGTTTCACGCCCAGCATTCACCGCTGGATTTGAAATAGTTAATCCATTGTTCATGATGTGCTGGTAGATATTAAGATTAAGCGCCATTATTGATTTACTCCTGGAGGTGAAGATGGTGAGCCTGGACCAGAACAAACATGATCATGTGCATTAAAGAGGTTTCTATCTTCAGACATACTGCGAACGCCATCAGAGATCTCTTTAGTCGCTTCAATATTGCCTTTTTGTTTGGTGTTCCCTTCGATTTGTAGATCACCAATCTGTTTACTGTCCGCATGGATTTCATAACCACCTGGGTACTTGGCCACAAGCTTTCCGCTCTCGATGTCATAACGCTCAGTCATGCCGTTGCCATAATCCACCATCACTTCATTCTCCTTGGTGGTTGGCGCAGGATATTTGCTAGACGGTAACCCCATTAAAGCCACTGCATTATTCAAATTGGTGCCAGAGCCAAGATTAACCAATAAACACAACTCGCCCACTGAAGGACGGCGATAATGGCTCACCTTACCGCTACAAAAGACAAAGAACGGAACGTCTTTCACTTCATTGTCGCCCGTTTTTATATCGACAGTGGTTTTACTGGCCTTTTCAACCACAGCAAGACGAATGAGATTAGCCACATTCCCTCGCAGCTCTTCAAGTTCATCCCCTTGCTCAAGCACTTTGTTTTCTAGTGAAATGATCCTTTGCATGATTTGAATAAACATAGATTTTTACTCCAACCAAGACTCATCTACTTCACCAATCGACACCGCCTGTCTCACTGTCACAGCTCGAATAAGATACCCATGCTCATCATCAATAATTTGAGGCTCATTAACGATGTAATCTGGTAATTCAACCGAGTCACCCAATCCAAAATAGCTGTTCTGAAATTCACGCTCGATACGTGATGAGGCATCCAAGGCTTCTAAATCAAAACCCTCATTAGAGGTGTTCACGGTTATGGAAAAAATCAGCTCAATGCTGTGCTTTTCTCGGCCATCGTTGGTGTCTTCTTTCATTATTTTGGATTGACCACATCGATAGGTGATCTCAACCGTTTCAGGACTGCTTGCCATCCGTTTGTATGAACTCGGAATTTCAAGGGTTAGCGTCGCTTCTAAATGGTCAATCACCGCCTTGACATAGTCAGACGGATTTCGCAGTAATTGATATGATCTCTTCATCAAAAAACTTCCTAAATTGGGCATCCACTTGAGGGGTTAATGTGGCAATGATGTCTGCTGTTTCTTTATCAATGGGCTCAGTAACGGCGCGTATTTGGCGTCTTGCTTTCGCACTGCCAGAATGAGGCGCATACCGCTCGAAAACTACAGGCGTTCGACCATTACCAATGTAACGAACAAAGGCGTTGTCATATTCTTTATTACCCACACGAACCACTGAACCGCCTAATTGGATAGGCTCACCAAAACGATGAGCCGCCAAATCATTGGTACCAATCCAAAGCTTGCCGGTGTAATTGCGGTTCTTCACCCGATTAAACGGTTTTAAACGATCATTAAACGTTTTCAGTTTTAATTCCGTTTTCATCTCCGCTTTGCTTTTCACCTTTAGCCATTGGTTGGTTCGTCGTGCTGCCTTCATGGCCGCTTGCTCTATATGCTCAGGAAGATAGGCCAACTCCTTGAGCCAAGCCGTATCAACACTCAGCATATTATTCCGCCCAATCTCGGCGTTTTGATGCACTTTCCATCATCAACGCGTATTCAAACATCCCATTACAGCCACTTTGAAAACTCACACAATAGGTTTTGCCTTTATGCTCCACAGTGGATTGCTCCGCTATTTTGCTATCAGTGATCATCGCTAAACGCTGCAATCCATCTTTTTGGCGAGCCTTAACATAAGCGGTAATGACTGAGCTTTCTTCACTCGGAGAGATCACCGTTTTCTCATCCCCCATTGCATCTAAAATGGCTTCATAAGCATCCGCTCTGTTTTCATCAAAATCAGACATTACCGCCCCTTATTACGCCGTTTTAATCTCAGTGATTAAGCCACCCGTTAACAGCACACCGCCATCAACGAACACACCAATTGGTTGAATGACTGCGTCCACTTCTGTTGGCATTGTTTTTGTAAACTCAACACCATCAAAATACGCAGGAGAGCAATCAAACATCGGGTTATCACCGGCTTTAATCGGACCATCGAATAAACCGCGCGTCACGCAGCTCACCACGACACCGTCTTCAGCGCTAAAACTTGGAACAACAAGCAAAGCGCCCACTAAACACGGCTCATCTTTTACAAAACCACCTGCAGGTGCCGCAATACTGAGTTTGTTTCCATCACATAAATGCATAATCATTACCTATAAAAAAAGGAGCCCGAAAGCTCCTATAAATGAACACAACAACCTTACTTAGCCGCTGCAAATGTGCCTTTACATAAACCACGGCGATCTGTCACTTTCGCCACAATGTCATAAGTGATACGCATCTTGGCACCATCAGAGGTAAAGCCATCACCCGTTTCTAACCATGGTTCTTCCTGACCATCTAAGAAGCCCATCACCACCGCTTCAAAGTCTTTGGTGGTTAGGCCAATCGCGCCATTCACATCTTTCATGCGACCGGTACTGATCACTTCTTTGAACTTATTGAACGCCGGGTTAAACGCATCCGGCTTGCTGGCCGTTGCCAATACCGCTTCAATCATTGGCGCATGATCGTGACTTGCCAGAATAAATTGGCTTTCTAAATCTAAAACATCACCGCCACTGGTTTCTGTTGTTGCCAGGGCTTTATGCATCGCAAGAATAAGCGCTTGATAATCCCCTGCAGTGATCCCCGTTTGATTGTTAGCACCATGAAAAACTGATTCACCATCACTCATCTTTCCTGCAAGGATGGCATTGAAGATCAACTTGTCCGATAAACGACGACCTGATTGGAAGAACTTACGTGGAATTTTACTCAGCAAGGCAATTTCATCATTGATGATGGCTTGACGAGTAATACGGAACTCACGACCAAAGGATGCCAGTTGAATTTTCTCGCCGGTTCCTTTGATTAGGGCTTGTTTGTATTCGCCATCTTCCTGAATACCCATTAGATCAGGTGCATCATTGATGGTGATAAGTTCGGTTTCTTTAAAGTTCGGTAAACGCTCAGTACTTGCAAACTGACGCCACAACGGTGCTTTTACATTCACTTCATCACGAATAACCGTTCTTACCCCTTCAGTTAAAATCTCAGAGAAATCACTGGTATTAAACGCTCGGGCCACCAAGTCTTGCTTATTTAGCCCTTTACCTTTATTACCTAGTGACGCTTTGGCCATGTTAAGCAGTGAATCACTTGAGAATGAGTTGTCCTTCTCAACCGTTTCAGTACCTAAACGTGCATTTAAAGCGTTTTGTAATTCCGCTTTGATGTGATTGCCGTTACCAGCATGAATATGGGTTGGTGTTAGGTTTGAAGGCGTTGGGGTTTCTTTGCCGATCGCACTTTGTTTACCAATGGCAGCAAGGATTTGAGCGGCAGCATTGGCTTCATCACAATCCATATCATCAAGCATTGAATTGAGTAATTCGTCTTTCACTTTATGTTGAGCACACAGCCCACGAATAGCCGCTTGGCGTTGGTTTTCTTTCTTTACTGCGTTTTGCAGGTCTTGATTTGGTTTTGGCATAGTAATTACCTGTTTTGGCTCTTGGGTAGAGGGTGGGATTGAATTGGATAACGGCTCAGCTTTTGGTTTTGGCTCCGCGGATATGGCGTTTAACAGTGCATCTGGCGTATGTTTAAACGCGCTTAATGCTTCTTTCTTAATACCGTCAAAGCAGTTGGTTAAATTAACGGGGTCAATGACTTCGTCCACCAAGCCAAACGCGAGCGCTTCGTCTGCGGTAAACCACGTTTCTTTTGCCATTGCCGCCAATACGTCTTCATTTGATTGGCCTGTCTTTTCAACATACGCATCCGCAATGGTTTGTTTGGCGTTCTTAATTTGAGTGAGTGCGCTTTCAAGTTCTTTCTCTCCTCCCCATGCTCCAATCGATGGGTCGTGGATCATAAAGCTCGCGTTCTCTGGCATCTGAATATGATCACACGCCATCAAGAAATACGTCGCAATGGACGCCGCGAGCCCATCCACAACCCCTGTGGTTTTTCCTTTGTGTGCCTTAATGGCGTTGAACATGGCTAAGCCTTCATAGACTGAGCCCCCAAAGCTTTTCACATGAAAAACAGCGTCTTGAGTGCCAACCGATTGAAGCGCACGAATTAAATCAATCGCCTCAATGTCATAGCTCCCAATGTCGCCGTGTATCCAGACTTTCACTGGCTCTGCATCACCTTGGTTCTTTAACGTAAACCACGATTTAGCTTTGCTTGCCTTTGGCATTATTAACCTCTTTGTTTGAGTTAGATGAAACCAAGCTATGAGCAGGATCGGATGTGCTGACTATGTTCATATCATTGAGCTGCTTACGCTCCGATTGCACTTCAAGGCGCGTTGCTAATGGGCTAATGTTTCGCTCACGTTGTGCCTGACTTAATGAGAACAGCGATAAGCGAGTGCCTTTTTCAATCCCTGTCATTTCTTTTGATGGGTCAATCCATGGCATCACTGGCGCTTGATAAATCGCATTAAAAATCGAATCTTTATCCACGCCTTTTGGCACTTTTACTTCACCAGAAAGGATTGCCATATTGAGCGCATGACGGTATTGAGGACGGGTCCAATTAAGAACGAACTTGCGTTGAAGCACTCGATAACGTGAAAAGCTATCGACCAGCTCTTGTCGCTGCGCTGAATAACTGCCGTTGCTGTAATCTCGGGTTACGCTTGAGTTATTCACACCGGCACCAGAGCTTGCCAAGCGAAGTTGAGCATCACGAAATGGCGAACTCATCGCTTCTTTGCGGTTACTCTCCACCATGCCGGCATCTTCACCTGGCGAAAGCTCAAAGCTGTTACCCATACCAAGGAACATATCGCCATCACGCTCTAGTGATTCTTCACTGCCCACCTCACGTTTAATGAAGTAGGTAAAGCGGCTGGCAATTTGTGCGCTGACTCGTTCGGATTGGTCGTAGTCGTCAATGTCATCAATCAGATCCACAATCGAATGAAGCAATGAAATGCCACGGTTTTGATGTAACCGCCGTGAGAACTTCAAATGCACCATAAAGAACGCATCAATTTCGACAAACTCAAACCCATGCGCGTCTTGTTGAATGAGATAGCTGATGGCTTGGCCTAACTTGTTGCGCTTAATACCCTCTAACACCCCATTTTCAGGCTCATTAATTCGATGAGGAATAAAATCAGGCTCAAACGGCTGAATAGCAAAAGGCGTATTGCTTGGATATAACAGCTCTTCATGCTTGCCCATGTATAACCGACCAAACACTTCACCATCACGCAGCCAAGTTCGACACGCTAACCACTCGGTTTCACTTCGAGAATGCTCAGCATCGATGTTTTGATTGAGTGAAAACAGCTCTAACCATTTACTGATGACTTGAGCAAACTCGGTGTGTACTTCTCCTTTCATATCGAGCGGCTGTGGTTCAATCATGATCCCATTGGGACCAATCACGTTAGAGCAGAGCTCATCCAAAATACCTGTCACTAAAGGATTGTTTTCATCCATGTGGCGAACACGCTCACGCACCGCTTTAGCGCCACGATTGACGCTATTAGCAGAGCCGGATGATTTCTTATTAGGTCGTTTGGTATGAGGATTACTTGGAAGTGAGGCGTTGTATTTATTGAGAAGCTTTCTGTCGTATTGCCGTTGAAGTCCTGATTTTGGGTGAAAGTACCCCACCATTTTATCGATTAAATTACTCAAGATAATTTCTCCGTATCATGGAACGACGACCACCTTGCCGAGAACGATTCAATTGCCCTTCAAGACGTAAGATTTCAGCACGAACGTGAGCTAAATTGGCTCGGGTTAACTTCTCCCCATCTGCCGTTTCAACCGCTTGGCCTTTTAATATCTTGCGCTCAGCGTCGTAATACCACGACAAACGCTCTTGGGTTGTTGGTGCTGTTATCATCCGTAAATTCCTTTTGAGTGTTTGTAACGACGTTTAGGTTTACGAACAAACTCATGCTGTTCGATTGAATCACACACATTGCTATTAAATTGCCATTCGGCTGCCCACGCCGGTGGATTATCCCAATTGATACTGTCTCCGCCTTTGTAATGCATACCCGCTTCGGCGTAGTTACATAAATCAAAAGATTCGTTTCTAACCTTTGGTGGACACTCCCACAGCCCTTTTTCATTAATAAACTCGGCGGTTAGCTCATCAAACCATGAGCGTTCAGCCCAGGCAGGAAGATGAAAGAAACGCGCACCAAACTCTTCACGCTCATAGCTAGACGAAACACGGTTTTTTAATCGGTTAGTATTGAGCAGCAATAAAGGAATTTCACCATGAGCGTGTTGGCTTCGCTCATCAGGGAAGCTTTCTTTAACCAAGTCTTTTTGGTTGTGGCTTGAGCCTTTAACTAATCGAAATAGATGCTCAAGACGTTTGTGTTTTAAACGCTTAAAGAACTGATAGGACAACTCCGTCACACTGGTGGCCTTGCCATCTTTTTCAGCACCCGAGCCGCCAGAATCGCACAAAGTTAAAACAGGCTTCATACTGCGCCCAGACTCATCCGCCAAGGGATAGGTTTTTGCAATGACTTGCTCAATCAACAAATCCCAATCTTCGGCATAGATAGCTGGGTTAATGCGATCATCATTTCGGTTTGGGTTCATGACGATTTCAAAGCGATCAATGATCCAACGTTGCAGCCCTTCACCAAACACTTGTGCCTGAACAATAAAACGAGGGTTTGATTTACCACCTTGAACATCGATAGACATAATCAAGAAGCGCCCACCATGAGGAATAACCCCACGTGGATAACTGCTGGCACGCTCCATCAACTCATGAGCACCAATCTCAGAGCCACGACCTTGCATGATGTAAGACCGCCCAATATCAACGTTAAAAAAGGATTTTAGTGATTCTTCATCGCCATTATCTTCAAAACGTTGCGCTGCATTAAGATAACGGTACACCAAGCTTTCCCAGTTTTGATAAGCCGCAACCACACCTTCAAACCAAAACGTTGCCCATTTTGATTTTCGTATCTGGCTTTCATCAACAACCACTTCACCAAACTGGTTAACTTCACCCTCACGAAACCACTGTCCATCAAGGTTTAAAGTGCGTTTTTTGTTTTCAGTGATCACATGACAACAGCGAGGGCACTCAACATACGCAGTTTTTGCGGCTTCTTGATAATCGTCTAATGGCTCCCATTTCAACACTTCAAAATGCGGTAAGAAATACGCATCGCAATCAGGACAGCACCAGTAAAAACGACGTCTGTCCCCTTGGTTATACAGTTGAGCAATACCGCCACAAGGTTGCGCCTCATGCGGTTTTAAATCTTCGGCACGTTTTGGCATTCGAACCACACGACCTGGGGAGCTTTCCGCCATCGCCATGCCTGAGCTTTTGGCGTTTTGAATACGTTTAAGCATCAAGCCAAACTTCGAACCCTCTTCACCGACGGAATCATCCGCACGATCATAATCGGTACAACCGGCATAACGATACGTTGAAGCGGATAAACTGGTTTCGGTTGCGGAATCCAACTTCAAGTTCATGCCATTTTTAAAGCGTTTATTGGCAATGTTATCGTCGGCCTTTCGCCCTGTTCGTAACTTGTCTATCTCTTGAGTGGAAGCAAAGCAGCGAGCCAAATCAATCTTACTCATTTCATTGGCTTTGGTTTTTGTACTGTAGATAAGCAGCATGTCACCAGGGGCTTGGGTTACTGCGTAATTCACCCACCCTTCGACCATCGCTTTGGTTTTACCCGAACGTGCCGGACCAACCACAATCACCGCTTCATAAATACGACGAGGCAAGCAGTTCATAGGCTCGCGCATGTAAGGCGTTTGAGAAGACATAAACTTGGCCACATCCGTACCATCGGAGATCCACAAACCTTCATCAGCCGCTTCAACGGGTGTTTTATCCGCAGGTAAACAGAGATACGCAAGGGACTTTCTTATTGCTTCGGCATCTGCGAACACCACACCCAATTTAGGATGGAACGGAGGAAACTTCATCACACACCTGCTTTAAGTCTTTATTAAACAAATCTTCTAACAGCTCTAACTCTTCAGGCTGAGCATTAGGGATAGCGGTTTCAATCCGTGTAATGGCGTTAACCGCAAAGGTTTTCATTGAAGCAATCACCAAGCCCAACTGACTTTCCATTTCAGGGGTTGCCACTAATTGCAAAGCGTCTTGTTGTAGACTTAACTTTTCACGCTCAGCCTGAACAAACGCACGAAGCTCAGCAGCGGTTTTAAACCCCATTAAATCTGGTGCATCGGTTTCTTTCATTGGGGCTTTGCATAAATACGGAGCCACTTGAATGATGTCATACAGTGGCGTGTTGCCTTTATTAGCGATGGGCTCGATACCGGCTTGTTTTAGTTTCTTGCGAATGGTTGAACGGTGATAATTAAACCCTTCAAGCTCAGAGAGATTCCACAGACGTTTTTCATTATTCATAAAGCCTCACTGAGTCGAGTCCTCACCATATCCATAGAACGTGCGTAAATGCTGAATTTGATTAGCACACAAGCGCCATGCCTCTAACCAAACGGGATCACGTAATACCGCTTCACCGTAAGTTTTGGGTGGTGATGTAAATGGAATTTGGCATTGAACAAGGTAAGCGGATGGCGGAACAATCAAACGGTCTTGATACTCAGTCACCACCTGTTTGGTAGTACAGCCACTTATCAGCGTTAGGGATAGGCACATCACGACAAGTTTCATGCTTAATCACCTCTTTAATCACAGTTACGGTTTGAATGGTTTGTTGTTTTTGTTTGGATTGCTCAAGCGCCAATGCATCAGCTGCCGTTTGAGCTTGTTTGATTTCTTGGTTTAAATTGCTAATGGTTAAGGCCAACGACAGATTCTTGGTTGCCGTATCTAGCAGCTTGGTTTCAAGCTTGCCGTTGTGAATCGCTTGGCTCTCGACCACATCAAACAAGTAGGCAATAGAAAGCCCACAAGCGAGTAATAAGCCAAGAGATAAATACAACGCCACGTTCTTGATTGAAAATGCCATATCACCACCCGTTTAAACACGCTTGTTGTTCAATGTGACGACGCTTGACGATGCCAGCGCAATTGCTTTCTTTTACTCGACAATCTTTGCCATCAACATACACCCAACGAAGCAACTCATTGCACGCGCCGGTGATGTCGTTTTGATTGAATTTTTTAAGCAGTGTTGAGCGTTGGAAGTTACCAGCACCAAGGTTAAACACAAAGCTCACCATCACATCGTATTGAGCTTGGGTAACTTCGGATTTAAGGGCATTGTTTACAATGGTTTCTGCAGAGGAAATGTCGTTTACAAAATGGGTCGCAATATCTTGGTTTGAAAGTTCAGTATTGGGTTTTACTGATTTGGTGTGGCCTACCCCGACAGTCCATACATTGGCACTGCATTGGTAGGCCTGTGTTCGGCACCCCTCCAAATTTGCGATATGCGATAAACCTTGTTCGCTGGTAGCCAAATTGGAGTCAATGCCAAAGACAACGCCCAGTATGACTCCCACTGAACAAATGGCTTTAGTCGCTAATCTCTTCATATAATTTCTCGCTGATGGGACGTTTGCGAATTTCTTCGAGCGTTTTCTTTTTGTAATGTCGGTTAATAAACACGGTAGACACCACGCACACGCCACCAACGATGCTCATCCAATCTTGTAATGAGAACGCACCAAACAAAGCAAAAGCCCAACCAGAGACATACGCGGATAAAGAACTTATCTTTTCTTGCATATTTCACCCATAAAAAAAGCACCCCGAAAGGTGCCAGTAAACGTCATAAATTGCAGGTATAAAAAAACCCCGCCGGATGGGCGAGGTTTTTCAATGTGGTAATTATGCATCATTATAAAAAACAAGTCAACTATATATAAATTATTTTAATTCCAATTTTCACTGCTACCCCTCATAAGATAAAAAAAGACCAACACTTAAGGCGTCCATACTGTAAAATTTACGTTGTTTTATATATACTTATTACATTACTAATCATAGAGTGAAAGTTAAAATGAGACTATGTTATCTTTGGGTTGAACAATATCGTGATTTTAAAGATTTTGAATTGTCAATTTCAAGCAGTGAGTCTTTTTCATATAAAAAAGAAGATAATCACATAGAAATATCAAAAAATGAAGAACTCCCACATAACTTTTTCCACAAGAACATGTCAGATGTAACAGCAATTGTTGGCGAAAATGGTACAGGAAAAAGTAATTGTTTAGAATTAATCTGTACTGTATTAAACAAAACGAATCGTAACCCTATATCTAACTACCTAGTAGTAATAGAAACAAACAATAAGTATCTGATATATAAATCAGGTATTAATGAACCAACAAATAACTTTTCGGCATTAATAAAAGATGATGATAAAGTTTCCGGGCTAAATACAATATTTTTTTCAAATGTTTATGACCAAAGAAGAGTTTTATTTGGCTCATCAATTATTAAAGCCACAGCTAATAACTCTTACGGATTATCTGGATTTAGAAGTCAATCAAAGAAATCAAATTTATTTAATAGCCAAATTGATTTAATTGAAAAATATGAAACCTACCTTTCAAAAGAAGCAAAAATTAACATCCCAAAAGAAATAGTATTTGACATTTCAAACAATGCGATGAGAGTTAATGACACCGAACCATCAGAACTACTTCAATCTTTAAAAACTAGAATTAACAAAATAATAAACCCACAAAACAAGTTTATTTATAGTTTAAAATACTTATTGCTAATTGAACAAATAAGATTCATGGAATCAAACGATATATCAAATGATATTAAAAATACAGTTTTAGAAAATAACAGCACAGATTCACTACTAAAAGATATGACTTTAAACGCTTATAATATAATAAATGAAAATTCTGAAACAAAATCAATATATAACAATGAAAAAAGAAAGGAATCACTTTTAATTAATTATGAGTTTATAAATAAACTAGAATCAGAATTAGATGATACTCCTCTTGATATAGAAATTTATAATAATAGCTATGGTGCTCACGTCAATAGCTTTAAGATAAATATAAGCACTTGTAATAAAACAACAATAAAAAACCTATCTGCAATGTATAGCAATAACAACGCTATTCAAATTGATTGGATTGGCATTAGCTCTGGTGCTAGAGCTTATTTAACATTATTCTCTATTCTTTATAATAATTTAAAAGGTACTAGAAATGATGCATTAATTTGTATTGATGAAGGGGATTTATATTTACACCCAAAATGGCAAATGGAGTTTTTCTATCACCTAAATAATTTACTTCCTAAATTTTGCTCTGGTAAAATACAGTTAATATTAACATCACACTCTCCATTCTTATTAACCGATTTACCTAAGAATTGTATTATAGCATTAAAAAATGATGACACCATTATGCAAAGAGATTTAAGTTGTATAGAAACATTTGGAGCAAACCTTTATGACTTATATTCTGACATATTTTTTCTAGATAATGAAGTAATGGGAAGGTTTGCTTTTCAAAAGCTTTCAGAAGTACTTTCATCTAGATCAAAGCCTGAATATCATTATGACCAAAAAGAAATAAAAAAACTAATTAAAATAACAAGTGATGAAGTGATTAAGCATCAACTAAAAAAGATGATTACTAATGATTAAAATACAAGATTCATTAAAAATCAAAAATCCAGGTTTATATTTAGATGGTATTGCTAACTATATGTTTACAGTTTGGGGAAAAAAACATATTTTAAAAAAAGCACTCTCCATGAAAATTGAATGCAAAACAGACGAATATGTGAGGAAATATGCTAAAAATAATCAAGCCATAGCAAATCGTCATTATGATTTTTACCATTATCTCAGCGAAAACAACGGAGCGAAAATAAAAGAAATAATGACAGCTAAACCAGATTTTTTTAAAGATATAATTAATGAGTTTTTTAAAATAATAAAACCAGTTGATTTAATTGAAATTAAAGATGGTAATGAAGTTCAAAGTGCATTTTGTAAATTAATTTATGGTCCAAAGCTATTTAATTACAGTGGCTATAGAGGAAATCAACTTTGCATTGATGAATATAAAAAAATTATCGTGAAAAATACACATTGCCCATATTGTAATGATTTCCCTATTGATATAGTTTCTATTACTTTACCGACAAAAAATAAACATGTAGCTCAATTTGATTTAGACCATTTTTATGCAAAAAGTAAATATCCTATTTTATCTATTTCATTTTATAATTTAATACCATCATGTCATCCTTGCAACTCTCAACATAAAGGAAGCAGTGAATTTACTATCGATACTCATATAAATCCATTTTTTGAATCTTTTAATGATATCTACAAGTTCAAAATACCTGAAAATGAGTATGCAGGAGTAAAAGTGACTGAAATAATAATAGATAATATCAGTAAGATTGGAGATCAAACCGCTACAGATTTAAAGTTACATGACAGGTATAAACTTAGAACAGATAAGGTTGAAAATATACTAAAAACTTACAGAAAACACAAATCAAAATTAAGAACTGACCCTGATACTTTCAAAGACCTTATGCTTGGAACTGATAACTCTAGTATTCCAAATTTGAAAACAGATATATTAAAATATAAAAATTCAAAACTTTTTCGTGACATAATTATAGATATGGGATTAGATAAACATTTAGATATTAACTAATCCATACATGCTAAATACATTTTTTAATTAATAAGGAACTTAAAAACTCCACCTATATTAATAAAGATGTTAAATATTAATTAACGCTTATACTCTGCACTGACAACGCCGCTGCATTCCTCTTATCTGAAAGCCAATCCACCAAGGCTTTGATAACTGACATGTAGCGGCGAAAACGTGAATACGTGATCCTCAAAGTTAAACAAAAGTATGCAAAACGGGTTTCTTGAGTCCACTGAATACGGCCATCATCGCAACATGGGCATTTACGTGTCACGCGGTTCTTGGCCTTCACCTTCCCTGAGCCATTACACTCAGGACAGATTTGGCCTAATGGTTGTGTTGCCTCTGCAATCGCTGTGATGCACAGTGCATTGAGTGCTTTGTCTGGATAGGTTCCGCGCCATGTTTTCATGATCTCATTTGCTTCAATCATCGTAGCTTTGAATAACTGCTTTGCTGATTGGGCATCATTCAAACATTCTACAAACAGCACCAAGAACCCTACTGGTGATTGCTTCCATGCTATCCCTACTGTGGCGAGATACTCTTCTAATGTCATTAACGCTTTGCCGCCTTTTGATGGCTCGTAGTTAATCCCTTTTAAATCAAACTTTGCGATTACACGTTCAATATTCATTTGTTACTCTCATCCACAATAAGCACTCTTGTTTTACCAGTACCAACAAGAGCAAAACGGTTTGCGATGGTGCTCACCTCGCCTTTGATATGTTTAGCGGCTTCTGCAATCGCTTGGTCCCAATCAGCGCTTAATGCTAATGGCTCCATGTTGACAGCTTGACCCCCTGCGTTGTAAAAAATCCCTTTCATGACACCGCCTGTAATTTCTTGTTCTTTCTGAAGCTCGGCCATGAGAACGTTACCCACTCGCCGTTATTTTCTAGTAAACGCTCCATCACTCGTGGCCCTAACATCTCTGTTAAGTTTTCAGTTTGAAGATTGGTAAGAATACCCGTTGGTTTCTCGTTGGTGTAACGCGCATCGATGATCATATTCATCATCAGCTTTTCGTGGTCGCTCATGCGTTGCAGCCCTACTTCATCTAGAATTAATACATCCAGATTGCCGAGGTACTTCATGAACTGCGCTTCAGTCGTGGTTGAGTTTGGTTTGTACTTGTCACGAATTTTAAGCATCAAATCCGCTACGGTGATCACAAGCACTGAGGTTTTACGTGCCATCAATCGGTTTGCAATGGCACACGCCAAATGATTTTTACCTGTGCCTGGTGTACCAGAGAAAACAAAACTGCTTGTTGCACCCTTGCGGTAATTTACTAGCCAGTTCTTGGCTTGGTTGTACGCTTGGCGTTGACCTTGGTTCTCTGTGATGTAATTTTCAAAGCTGCAATTTAGGTGACGTTTTTTGATACCGCTACGTCCAAAGATGGATTGCACTTGGCTTGTTCGGTAGCTGTCACGCGCTTTGTCTGATGCGCTCTGCTCGCACTCCTTCGCAATTTGTGCCATGCGTTCTGGTGTATGGGGAACAATATGCGCTGGAACGATTTGTTGTAATCTAGCCATTAAATTCATGATAATTCCTTAGTAACCTTTGGGAGCGGCAAACTGCGACGCATCAAGCTCTGGTGAATATTCCGCAATATCGTTCATGCGGCTTGCTGTGTTCGTCTTGAGTTCAAACAACCCTTGCCATTCGTTGTCGATGGATTGATCGATAATTCGTTGCTGTAGTTTTTTATCGTTGCGAGATAATTCAAGCAGCTTAGCGATGCCAGTAAGCTCACCACGTTGGGTTTTGTATTTCTTCTTGATGGTTGCTCGATACTCAAGCCACTGCTGCCATGCAACCAGATTTAACTCTTCTGGAATTTCAGAATTTTCGACCAAAGATTTTTTTATATTTTTTACTGGTTCTAATTGACTGGTTCTATGACTGGTTCTGGGTGACACAGGATCACTAGGTTGGTGATCCTCTGACACTACCCTTGGTGATCGTGTGTCACTAGGGGGTGACAAATTGTCACCATCTAAATGAAGGTGATAAATGTTGCTAGAATTGCCCTTTTCACCCTTACGATAAGTGAGAGTTACTAAGCCAGATTCAGATAATGCTTTGATGTGACGCATGGCGGTTCGACGGTCGATTTCACACATCTCAGCAATGTGATCATACGATGGCCAGCACTTACCGTTATCATTCGCGTTATCGGCCAATTTAAGTAAAACAAGCTTACGAGTAGGATTACCCACTTTTATGCTCATGGCCTTTGCCATTAAGATCATACTCATTGATTAGCCCTTTGTTTCATCTGGTTAAAAATGGCTTCAGCTTCGCATTTGGTCACAACGCAACGCATGAAACGGTTACTTGCTACCCACTGCATTTGGCCGTGGATGTTTTGATATGAAAGACTCATTGCACAAAGTCCTTATTTCTTATTAGAAATTAAAGTTTCTAGATAATTTAAAATTGGCTCATGAGCGCCTTCGCTTTCTTGGACTTCTTTAAAAGCGGCGCGTAGCTGGTCAATGCTTGCGTTTTCACTTAGCAGAAGTACAGATCGAAGTGCCTCACCCGATTCTTTACTAAATTGCGCCAAGAGTTGATCTCGGCTTATTTGAGTTTGATTTGCTCCAATGGCGGCAACAGAGAACCCAAGTGGATTTAAAAATTGGTTTAATGCAGTACACGCCCTATCCACTGGCATGACGCTGATAATGGCTGGCAGTAAATCCATAATGGTTGCTTTGGCTTCAACACTGCTTCGTTCGTTGTAGCGAAAGAAGTTTTGAGTGTTGTTCTTGTCATCCGCACCAGGAACTTTCAGCAGTTCCTTACGTTGTGCATCGACTTCTTGCGGTAAGTCCATTTTGAAGTATGCGCTTGCGACTTTCTGAGCAATAAACTCTTTGCTTACTTCGCATCGCCACCCTTCTATGGCGTTACGCATAACGCCTTTTAAACTGGTTATCATGGTTTGTCCTTAGTACTGGTTATTTATCCAGAGTGTTCTTACTCACCAAATATTCAAATTCACTGCTATTCTTTAAGTTCATCAGTTGATGAATTTGGAAAAATATCTTCAAAAGAACATTCAACACCGATACATCTAAATGCGTTGATAATTTTCCAACACGTAACTAATGGCGGCGTACGAATTTCTTGTTCGTAATTTCCGATGGTTGATGTGGTTACACCGATCAACCTTGAGAAAGCAGCTTGGCTATAATTGGCCTTATTCCTATGTTCAGAAATTTTGTTCATGTATACCTCCTGAAAGTAATATACACACTTTGTGTCTAACCGTAAACACAAAAAGTGTGCTTACTCTCTACACGGAACGTGTTAATTTAATAATATGAATAAAAAACAAGAAGTCGGAAAACGCTTAAAGCATTTCCGTGAAATTAAAGGCATTAGCCAAAAAACCTTAGCCGAGTTATGCGGTTGGGGAGCCTCGCGTGTGGGTAACTATGAGGCAGGAGTTAGAAGCATAAACTTAGATGATGCTGAAGCCTTAGCAGAACATTTAGGCATTGCTCCTTATCAAATACTTTTTGATTCAGCTGAATTAGCAAATACATCTGCAATTAAAGTGACCCCTCCATCTTCAAAAGCAAGCTATCCTGTAATTAGTTCTGTTCAGGCTGGTATGTGGAAAGAAGCGTGCGAGCCTTATACCATTGATGAAATAGATACTTTTATTGAAACTACTGAACGTGTAAGTGATTGTAGTTTCTGGCTAAAAGTTGAAGGTGAATCAATGATGTCTGCTAATGGTGTGAGCTTTCCACCAGATACAATGATTCTAATTGATCCTAGTGTAGAAGCTGAGAACGGAAAGCTTGTAGTTGCTAAGTTAGATGATGTTAACGAGGCTACATTTAAAAAGTTAGTTATCGACAGTGGCCGACGCTTTCTTAAACCATTAAATAATGACTTCCCTATTCTTCCTGTTAATGGGAACTGTAAAATAGTTGGTGTTGTTGTAGATGCTAAACTTAAATTATTTTAAATACTAAAAACTCTGTTTCTTTATCAAACCGCCCTCATGGCGGTTTTTTTATGTCTAAATTTCCTGTTCATTCCTGCAATTGAAAATAAATACACATTTCGTGTTTGACATTAAATACACGTTATGTGTATTATTAATTCAACTTCAAACACGGGACTAAATATGAAAACACTTTCTTTAATCCATTTATCAAAGCTTGCCTCTACGGCTGAGCAAGTTCGCCAGAGTATTACTTTAGGCAATATTGCTGTAAGCCAGACAGCACAAAACCACCCAATCCGCGATGAGTTTAAGGCTTTTGAAGTTGAGGCAAAGTCTCTGTTGGAGACATTCACAGCAGAAGTAAGCGATGAGCTGATCTCGAAAATTGAGAAGCTACAAATCACCGCTGAGAATATTAATAGCAGATTGAGTTATTGATACCACCCATTTACCCAAAGCAGGATTAAACCATGAAAGAACTACACGAAGTTGTTAATTCACACATCACATCGATGATTGAAAATGGCGCACTGAACGACATGATCGCCGAGCGACTTAATAAGGCGATCAAGGAAGCTGTTGATGATTCAATGCGCTCTTATGGTGATTTCGGTGAGGCATTAAAAGTAAAAATGAATGCCTCTCTAAATCACGCACTTGAAAACGTAACCTTCCCTGAATACAACAAATTTGTAAGTGAGGTTGCAATACAGGCTTATAACGACGTTTTAACTGAACAGGCTAAACCTAAAATTGTAGCGGCTATTGAGCAACGATTAGAAGCTGTTCCTAAGGAGATTACGGCTAATGAGCTTTTAGGGAAAATAGCACAATATTGGAGAGAAGATTGTGAGCAAAAGGGACATGAAGAAATAGAGATTGAGTGGAGCGATAGTCATGGAATTCACTTAAAAATCATACATCCTGAATATGATTTTCAATCAATAAAACTGAGCTGCTACGATCATAAAGAAAATGGTGCTTTCACTATTGGCTATCTATATGAAGAGAGTGATGGCCGCTTATCAGGAACACTAGATGGAGCAACTCATAATTTTGGCTTAAAAGGTTATTTATATAAATTGTACTGTGCAGGAACAACAATTTCTGGCTTTGATGCTGTTTATGGTGAGAGCGTTCATATTGGCTGGGATTAAAAAGAAGAAAACCCCTATTAGTGACCAAACCAATAAGGGCTAACTTTGTGCAATGAGTCTTTCAACTCGCAATCAGTATATAACTGGCTGACCACCAATTACAAGTACTTATGCTGATTGCTGGGTTTCACCCAATCAATAGGAACTTTGTGTAATGAATCCACGTCATTTAGAAAAAATCAAAAAGTGTTTTGAGCTTGGTAAATCAGGCAACCCAAATGAAGCTGCAACCGCTTTGGCAATGGCTCATAAATTAATGCATAAATATGGTCTTTCTGAGGATGATATTAACTTCATTGAAATGGGAGCCACCACCACTGCTTCTAAGATCCAGAAAAAGCCAGTTGCTTACGCTGTAAATCTTGGGACAAGTATCGCCAGCTCGTTTAAGTGTGAGGTACTTCTTCAGTATTCGTATCATGGAAATAATTTTAAATTCATAGGTAGAAAAGACACGGCCATGATGTCTGCTTATGCATTTGATGTGCTTTTCCGTCAATTGAAACTGGCTCGTAAAGCGTTCTTGGCTACTATCCACCCTCGTACTTCTAAGCAGAATAAAACAAAGCGAGCAGATTGTTATTGTGACGGCTGGGTAAATTCTGTTGTACGTAACTTAGATGCTGAAGAGTTACCACCAGAAGAGAAAGAACGCATAACCAACTATCGTAAACACATTGGTTCATACACAGAGAAAAAGGCTAAATCAAGACAGCGCAAAGGCGGTTCTATCTCTGATTACCTTACTGGCTCTCATGATGGTAAGAACGTTCGCGTAAACACGCCAATACATGGTTCAGAAGGTGAAAAACTATGCCTTCAATAGACAAAATTAAAGAGCAGAACCGCAAACGTGCTCAAAAGTTACGTAACAACAAAAAGAAACACGGTGTGATTGATCTTCGCATTCCTTTGCACACTGTTGAGCAAAACAAACTAAGCAAGATTTGTGAGTTCTTCGCCTTTCCTGATAAAGCGTATAGCAGTGAAGAAGCTCTCCAATCGTTAATTCATCGGGTTTATTCCGAGATACCAAAGATTGAAGATGATCTTGGTACGTGTGAAATGTGTGGTGAGCAATTACCACAAGGTTGCGCCAAGTTGAAAGAAGGCGGCCTTTTTAAAGGCGATAGCAACTGTTTCCATACAATTAATCGTGTACGAATATTTGAACCAAGCAAGGAGGCTTCACAATGAGCTTAGCAATTTATGGTATTGGCTGTTTGATTTTTTATGCCTTTTATACATGGAACCACCACTCAAAATAAACCTATTGTTTTAAAAACTACTTCGATTAAAAATAAGGACTGATTTATGACAACTCAAACTGAAGTTAAAAAGACACCGCTGTACATTACTGATGCTGAAGTAATGGAAACTTTAGATATTAGCCAGCCTACTCTATGGCGCTGGACAAAGAAAAGAGATTTTCCAAAGCCAGTTATGTGTGGTCGCCGTTCGTACAAAGCATTTATGGAATGGATGGTAGGGAAAGGTTTGGTTTAAATAGTTACCTGCCACTAAACTAGTGGCAGGTTTATTAAAAAAATAATTTTATTGTAAACTCAAAATTATTTTTTGCGCTCTAATATGTTTAATGCTAGTTGGTTAGCTTCTGTAACCAATTGCTCAAAAACATTTACATCATCTATAGAATGCAACTTCTCAGCTATAACCGAAAGTGCTTTTGAGTCTTCACAATAAACATCAAACTTAGGTAAATCTAAATGTTTAAATATATTACTAACTTGGATACTAATGGTATGACTCTCAATATAATGCCTTACCAAACTACAATTTAACAATCCACATATATAATAAGCATCTTGTTTATTATAACAATCTACAAAATAAATTTTATGATCAGGTACATAAGGTCTTTCCCCTATTAATGGTACATTTTTATGCGTACAAACAGCAGCTTTAAAACTACCACTCTGCTCTGCCCACATAACTTTAAATGGTGAAAATGAGTAATTACCAACATTATAAATATGATAAAATGCATATTTACTTAATCGTGCTTTATATGTCGAACGATCTAATAGTTTATCTTCATACGCAGATAAGTAGCTGAATGTCTTTGGATATTCATTCTCAAGCATGTCTTCAGCTTCAAGCAAATATTTTTTAGTAATACCTAAATTCGGAACTAAATGATAGAGTTCATTTTTAGGCTTAAATTTATATTCTGAAAAATCAGCAGCTCCTTTCACCATCGGATATAATAAATTAGGTTCAATCCAGAATTTCTTTGAAATACCAAGATCTTTTTTCCCTGCATGAGGACGAGTTTCAATCTGAACTAAACCTCTCTTTGTATCTATATCAAGTATTTCAACCATATAGATACCATTAAGATCAGCCGTTACTCCCTTTCTTCCACTGATCCATTCAGATTTACCTCTAATATTTTCTGTTTTTAAAAACTCACCAATACCCATAATAGCCCAAGGAGATCGAATTTCATCAACAGGATTAGCCTCCATACTAACTCTTTCAATTCCTTCATGAACTTTAATAGCAGTAAGATTCTCTTTAATTGCTTTTTTATATCCTTTTTTTGCCTTCCAAAGAGTGTATGGCACAGGGTATGGATTTACTGATTTATTTATTTTTTCAAAACCCACTATAACTGTTTTATTTGCAGCATCAGGAAATGGTTTTAATTCTTTTAAGTCTTCAACAAATAATGGTTTTAAATATGCATTTTCATTAATTTTAAAGCTTCTAAATCCTTGGGAAGAAGGCGATTGAAAATGAGTTTGAGTAATTACAAATAATAACTTACCTCCATAAGATAACCATTTATCTGAAGCTGTATATGTGATCATTCCTGAAATATCTAATTCATTTCCGCCATGAAATTTAGTCTCAGAAAATATTTCATATTCTTCACATGTATCTTTTACTTTTTGCCTATAATCAATTGGTAGTGCAGACCAACGAACCCATGGCGGATTACCAACAATTAAATCAAATTGACCAGCAGTTGCTGACCAGAAAAAATTTCTAATAATTCTGAACCAAATACCATTCCAATTCTTTCGATGCAAAGACAAGACACGATCATATGTTTCTTTTAATGGCTTTTCCCAACCATTAAGTTGTTCTTCAGATAAGACTTTTCGTCTTAATAAATTCTTTCCGACCTCAGCGAATTCTAAATCTTTATCGACATTATCACCCATAATTGAGAATACCTTGTCTAGAGCAACTCTATCAAACGCTAACTCCGCTGGTATTGTAATTAATAAATTGGCAGTACTACTCCCAATTCGATACTCAACAATGTCCTCATCTCCTTCTGGATTTTTTGCTGGAGAATAAACACTATCAGCAAGAAGAATTGGCAACTCGATTTCTTTTGCTTTGCACTCAACTATAAGGTCCGAAATCGCAATAAGAAAATTTACGCGAGCCGATTGTACAGCTAAAGGGTTTAAATCAAACCCCCAAACAGTATTCAACAATAAATCAACTGTTTCTTCAGCACTCAAACCTATAGCTTCAGCTTCTTTTCTTTTTAATTGAATAACTTGAAGTAAGAACGAGCCAGACCCACAAGTAGGATCTAATACTCGTTTTTCTAGCCATGAATCATAATTAGCACGTGTCAAAGTGTCAGTCACAAGCCAATCAGGAGTATAAAACTCACCTAAACTTTTGCGTAATACATCAGGAACGAGAGCTTGATAAAAACCTTTTAATACATCTTTTGAACGAGCTGAAGTTAAATCATCAAATCGATAAAGAGACACTTGGACTAAAGCTTCTCTCAATGAATCTGAAATTTCCTTCCTATTGATAGACTCAGTCGAATCTAAATACCAAGAAAATATAGCTTCTTCAACAAAACCTTTTATTCCCACCGTTTCAAAAAATTGACTTTTCTCAATATCATTTCGAATTGTCTCAAAAAGATCATTTTCTTCTAAAGATGCAAGGTTTCCACAGAAATCTTTATATTGAGTTAAATTATAATAAGAGACTAACTCTGCACCTAAAAGCTTCATTATTAATGCATTGTAAGTATGAATAATAAATAATAAACCTGATACACTTTCAGCACCCATAGTTGGGGCAACGAAACCAACCTGATTTTTTATCTTATCTACCTGTTCATTAGTTAGTCCAGAAACCTGCCCAAATAGAGATTGCCACTCTCTAAATAGCATTTTAATCTTATTATTCTCCTCTGATTGGAAATGTAATGACAACTCATGAGACAAAGCACTCATGAGTCTAGTTCCAACAGAAGAATTATGCCCAAAATCTTCAATTAAATTTCGAGTAGTTAAAGCGCGTCGCGTATCACTTTGAAGTGTTTTTAGTATTTTAGTTACAGCAATCTTTGATATAGGCATTAAATCTTGATGATATATGTCGCCATCTTTCATAAAGCAAAAAGCAACATGGTGTCCATCAGTAACGATTCCTGTATACTCTTCTTCAGCTAGTCCTTCTTTAACTGCTCTAGCTTTAATATATTTTAGTAACCGTTCATAAACTGCATTTCTAAAGTTTGGAGATGTAATTTTACCGCGAAACGAACCTTGCTCTTTTAGTTCAATTATCACTTGATTATATCGCAAATCATTTCGGTCAACTTCAGCATCAAATCTAATCCCAACACTTGAAAAAGCTGTCGTCCAAGTAATTCTAACACCTTCTTCTAAATTGCTGTTTCTAGGTAGATTCTTTAGTTTTTCGTACAGTTCAGTATGCAT